ATGCGTGGGATACCTATTATGCAGGAGTCACTGGTAGACAGACAACAGCCTGTGCTTTTGTTAATGGTACAGATCGTTTAGCCTTTACAACTAATTATGATACAACCAGTGGCTATGTCTACATTGAGTCTGCAAGTAGACTGGTTGCATCTGGATATCTCCAGACTGGCTTTGTCCGTTACAACACATTAGAAAATAAGATATTCAAACTATTACAGGCTCGCTTTGATTCCACCAATGGTGGTCTAACTATTAAAAGCGTTGATAATGTTAATACTGAATACTCCATTGGTTCCTTTACTCAGGGCCAAGATGTACCAGAAGTAACCATTTCATATCCAGCTCTGCCACAAGAGTATCTTGGCTTTATCTTTACCTTAACTAGGTCTTCAACTGATAATACAAAAGGACCGCTACTTACTGGATACCAGTTAAAGTCCTTGCCATCAGTACCCCGTCAGCGCCTTATCCAATACCCACTAGCCTGCTTTGATAGAGAGTCAGATAAGTTTGGCGTAGAGGTGGGCTATGAAGGCAGAGCCTATGATCGTATGTCAAACTTAGAATCCATTGAAAGTAATGGAGATACCATCAGAATTGACGACTTCCGTACAGGAGAGTCGTTCATTGGAATCATAGAAGAACTTGATTTCATTAACCGTACACCTTCAGATAAACGATTCTCTGGTTTCGGGGGATTGTTAGTCGCAACTATTCGGAGCGTATAAATGACACCTACAGAATGGGCTGGCTTAGCCGTAGCAGGACTGACCTTAATCACTGGCTTTGCTGGCGTTGTACGCTGGTTAGTTAAGCATTACCTATATGAACTACGCCCTAATGGTGGCTCTAGCCTTAAGGATAAAGTTAATTTACTAGAAGAAAAAGTAGAATTACTTACCGATTTAGTCAAGGAAGCATTGAGGAAATGAATGAAACCTGTTGTAAAGAGTGCAACACCTGCAGCCATTGCCGTTCTAAGACAGGCAACTGCGCTTGTACCGAAGCGGAACAAGGCATCGGATGGCCTACTGCCAAGCAAGGCTCACATCAAGGCAAGTCCTAATTCAGATCACAATACTGGACTAGCAGTAGACCTGACCCACGACCCAAAGGCAGGTATTGACTGTGCCGTTATTTTTGAAAAACTTAAAGAGGATGAGCGCGTTTCCTACCTTATCTTCAATAAGAAGATTTGGTCACGCCAGTTGGCTAGTTCTGGCAATCGTCCTTACAGGGGTAGTAATTCTCACGTCAAGCATCTTCATATTTCTATCAACGCTGATATGGCTAATGACACTAGCCCTTGGTTTTGGTGGATGAATCAACCTAAAATTGTGAACCAGGCTCTGGCTAAATTACAGCCTCAGCCAAAGAAGAAGGTAGCAAAAGGTACCAATTTGGTACCAGTATGCACCTGCTGCAAGGTTCACAATACAAAACGAAAGGCAATCTAATGGAACAATTAAAGCAAGTAGCTCTATCTTGGTTCCGCGCTGCAGCATCTGCTGCTATTGCGTTATACCTAGCAGGAGAGACTGATCTTAAGGTCCTTGGAACTGCAGCCTTGGCTGGCTTCCTAGGTCCAGTACTCAAGTGGCTAGATAAATCAGCCCCAGAGTTTGGACGTGGTTCAAACTAACAGTTTGTAGCAAGCGCGAGGCAAAGGCCCTCATCCCTAACGGGGTGGGGGCTTCTTTTTTTATGCCTAAAAACTATTCTCGTTCTTATCAATAGGACAAGGCACCTTGACTAGGTTGCCACAGTTAGCACAGCTTCCATCTAAACCCCACCAAGCGATCTCATAGTCTTCAAACTGAGCAAAGATATTAAAGACTGTAGAGCCACAAGAGCAGGCGTGGACTGGTCCTAAGATTCTAAGGTTAGCTGCCTGTATTGGTGGCAGAGGAGTGCTATATTTCAGCAGCCGAAGTAGACGGAACAACACTCAGTTCACGGCTCCTTCCTGATGTCAGTCGCCTCTCGCCGCCTCTAGGCGGCTCGGAACGCTGTTATTGTTTATTCGCTCCGCTCATATTTTAATGACAAGGTGTGTCGTTACTGATACGACACGCCGTAGGAAGGTATATTTCTCTGCTATGACGACACTGGTAGGAATACAGATAGAAGATATGGTGATACTGGCTGCTGATAGCCAGATTACTGAAGATAACTTACGGACTATAAGTAGTACTACACCAAAGATTATTAGTGTTGGTAAATACTTACTGGGACTGGTAGGTGATTCCAGACCTGGTGATATTCTCGCCTATAACTGGAGCCCGCCACCTTACAAGGGAGCTGATCCCGTGTCTTGGATGGGTAAGAAGGTTATGCCATCCATACTTAAAGCATTCAAAGAGAACGGATATGAACCTTATGAAGCAGCGAAAGACAAAGAAGCAGGGTTTGACTACCTTGTATCGTTTGATGGCAACCTATTCCATATTGCAACAGACCTCTCGTTCATCCAGTCGGATGAAGGCATTTATGGAATCGGCAGTGGTGGTGCTTATGCTCTCGGTTATCTTTATGATCGTGTGGGTCGTCTCACTTTGGGTAATGTAGAGCAACACGCCAGACGCGCCGTTGAAATAGCCAGCATCCTTGACATCAATACCTGCCCTCCGATTCAATGTGTCACTCAAGGGAGGTTGTTATGAATCAAAGATGGACTATGTATGTAACTCGCGGGAGCTTAGGCAACTGGGGTTTTGGTCTTGATTACTACAGAGAATATGAAGATATGCCCAAGCAGTTGTTGGCTAGAATATTTGTAATCAATCTGATATTCTTTCGGATTACAATAAACAGGTGGGAAGAATACAAATGGATGTAAAAGATTTATTAGTTAAAGCTCTCTATGAGAAAGAGAACTCTCGTGGCAGGTCAATACAAACAGAGATAGGTCCATCAGAATTAGGCGGCTGTCGCCGCAAGGTCTGGTATAAATTAAACGGACAACAAAAGACCAATGGCGGAGAGTTAAAGCTCGCTGCAATTATGGGAACTGCTATTCACGACACCATTGAAAAGGCTTTGTCAAACAATAAAGAAGTTATGCTTGAGCAGACTGTTGAGCATAATGGAATGAAGGCCCACGTAGATCTCTACATTCCTGGGACAGGCGATGTAGTGGATTGGAAGACAGTGAAGTTGAAGAACCTCACTTACTTTCCAAGTCAGCAACAACGCTGGCAAATCCAGACTTACGGATACCTGATAGACCAGAGTGGCTTGGGGAAGGTCACTAATGTTCATCTGGTAGCAATACCGCGAGACGGTGACGAGCGCGATGTCAAGGTCCATACGGAGAAGTATGACCCTGCTGTCGCGCTTGAAGCCTTATCTTGGTTAGAGGCTATCAAGACAAGTGAGGTTGCTCCTGAACCTGAAAAGGATGAGAGCTACTGTAAGTTCTACTGTAAATACTTTGACGCATCTGGTGAGATTGGATGCGTTGGTCTAAAAAAAGAACATACAAAGACTGAACTACCACTCATTGAATCTAATGAGGCAAGTAATCAGGCTTTGGAATATCTACAGTTAGATAACAAGATAAAAGAATTGACAACTCAGAAGGATGCAATCAAAGAAGCACTGACTGGTGTTGTCGGGGTTACAGCTACAGGTGTTGAAGTTAGATGGACCGAAGTAGCTGGACCTAAGCAAGTAGATAAAGATAAAGTCCAAGAGATACTTGGATTCGTACCAACTATAAAAGGCAAGGATAGTCTGCGCCTTTCAATCAAACATAATGGAGGTAAGTAAATGGCTGCACCAGAATCAACAAAGTTCCAGGTGAACTTCAAGTCACCAGATGGAACTCTTATCAATCTTTATGCTGCAAACAAGGAGGAATTGGAGTCGTTGCTAACAGCAGCGTCTGACTTTTCAGCACTTATTGTCAGTACAAGCCAAGCGTTTGGAGGCTCTGCACCTACTGCTCCCGTTCAGCGTAGTCAGTTCAACGCATTAGATGACAGAGTAAATCCACCATCTGCTGGCGGAGAAGAAACAGTTGTAGATAAATACGGCAACACTTGGGTATACAACAGTCCAAGCGCACCAGAGTGCTCTCGTGGAAAGATGGTTCTAAAGCACGGTAAAGCTCAGGCAACTGGCAAGCCATACAAGGGTTGGTTTGATCCTTCTGCTGGTCCTAAGTGGACTGGTGCTAAGGTTCCAAAGGACCAACAAGCGGCAACGATTTGGGCGTAACACTATGCGAGAGCCGCGTGAATACGAGGCTCCGCTATGTGCACAAGTCGGAGGAGACCATTGGTTCCCAGAGGTTACTGGAACAAACAGTAGTTCTCGTTACCATACAAGTTTTGCGAAAACTATCTGCGGAAGATGTGTCCACCAAACCGAATGCGCTGAATGGGGTATACAGAACGAAAGATTCGGTATCTGGGGTGGCCTTACAGTCGTTGAATTAGAGGCTGCCAGAAGGAAAAGAAATATAAAACTGCCAAAGGAGGGGCGTAGTGCTTAGATTAGATAGAGCTTGGAAGTCTTCTCGCACTACAGCACAACCCCTGCCTACAGTATGGAAAGATCTAGAGAAGAAAGATATAAAGTTTAGACGAGGCCAAGTATGTATGGTCGCTGCTGCGCCCAATGCTGGTAAGTCTATGTTCGCTCTGGTCTATACCATTCAGGCAAAGGTTCCTACTTTATTCTTCTCAGCAGATACTGATACCGCTACAGTAATGATGCGAGCATCTGCACATACAGCAGGTCATACTCAGCAGACAGTTGAGAAAATGATTACTGATAATCCTCGCTACTATGATAAGTACTTGGAGAGTATGTCGCATATACAATGGGTCTTTGATTCCAGTCCTAATCTTGATGATATAGAAATGGAAATCAAGGCTTACATTGAACTCTATGGGGTGGCTCCAGAGCTGATCGTCATAGATAACTTAATGAATGTTGTTGCTGAATCTGATAATGAATGGGCAGGACTGCGCCAGATTATGGTTGAACTACACGATATGTCTAGGAAGACTGAAGCCTGTGTGCTAGTGCTACATCACGTCTCAGAACAGAGTGAGTATGGTAATCCAACTGAACCTTCAGCTCGCCGTGCTATTCACGGCAAGGTGAGTCAGTTACCTGCGATGATACTTACTCTTGGCTATAGCCCAATAGAAAATACTTTGAGGGTTGCACCAGTAAAGAATCGTTTTGGAAAGCATCAAGCAGATGGCAAGGATTATGTAGGACTCTTTGTAAACTTTGCTACCTGCCAGATAGCTGACTCTGATTCTTATGGCAGAGCAATCCGTAATTCCAATGTGAGCTCCTATGTCTAGTTACAATAAGGCTAAGGGTTCTAAGTTTGAGACAGATGTGATGAAGTATCTACGCAAACTAGGACACTTTGCTGAAAGACTTGCTAAGGCAGGAGCCAATGATGAAGGTGATATCGTCACCATAATCGCAGGTCAGACCTATATTCTGGAGTGTAAGAATAGAAAGTCATTAGATCTTCCGCAGTTCTGGGCTGAAGCCCAAGCTGAGGCAGCCAACTATGCGAAGGCGCGGGGGCTTGTGGTTGAGCCTCCAGCCTTCGTTATAGTTAAAAGGCGTAGAGGTAGAATAGAAGATGCTTGGGTAATACAAAACTTAGAGAAATGGATAGAAAATGCCAGTACCACAAGGACAAATAACCAGTAGTGAAATCTTTACTACACCAGAAGTTAAAGAAGAACCGAAGGTGGAAGAAGCAGTAGTAGAAGAGAAGCCTAAAAAGAAATGATGTGTTCAGACTGCAAGGTGGCTGGTGAGTTCAACTCACGAGGCCAGTACGATAAGGCTGAAGAGATGCACGGATACTGTAAAGGAGACTGCGCTTGCCAACACAAGACTGGTCCAGGGTGGTGCGTAAGAAAAGGTCAAAAGGCGACTCTGATGCAAACACAGTCTCCATAGCAGATGTCGTTAGACATTTCGGAGGAGAAGTAAAAGAGGGTCGCAACATATCTGTTCGTTGTTGTATGCACG